GTCTTAGTGAAAGCGACGCTGTTCATGTTGGCTTTAATGAATGCGTCCTGAACGGGTGCTTTGGCTGCAAGATCGCTAGTCAGGTCAGCGATCTTCGACTGAGCAATATCCGCACTCGCACCGATCTTAGCGTCCGTGATCGTGCCATCCACGATCTTCGCAGCCGACACGGAGTCCGTAGCCAGCAGAGTCTCAGTGACCACACCAGTGCCATTGATGAACGCATTCGGCTCATCAAAGTCACGAGCAGACACACCATGATTCACCGCAGCACCAGCATCATGCGCCACAGCAGACGTGCCATCCACACCACGAGTCACAGTCAGAGTCGTACCGGAACGGTTCGTCACCGTCACCAGTTCCTCATTCACCGTATCCTGGTCAAGGATCAAGGTGTACGGGAACGAGGCAGGCCAGCCTGAAACCGCCACCACACTCAACGTGGTCGTCGTGTCATCAACACCCGAAGCCAGCGTGGTTCGGGCAGCAGTAGAAGAGTAATACCTACGTGCCATTATTTATCCTTACTTTATCGGGTGTAGTAGGAACGATTCGGGTAAACGGTCTGCAAACGCTTCGTCTCCTCAGCGAGACGCACCTGATACATTTGCAGCAGATAGCGGGACAACTGGGCAGACTGACCAACACCACGCTGCTGAGCAGCGAAGTCAGCCTCAGCCGTAGAACCAGACAAATGCGGAGTATCGAAGAACGGAACCAAACGATACGACGCACCCAGGCGAACAAGGTCCTCACACGAACGAGGCAACCCAGTCACCGTAGCGAACTCGTCCAAAGCGTTCACCATAGCGGTAGGTTCTTTCGTGTACACGATCCGCATAGGGCGACCGGGAACAATATGGTCATAGATACTGAACGACACGCCAGTGTTGAACACCGCGTTAGCAGCATGCTTGTCCACCCTCATACGACGGACAGGTAGCCACTCCTTACTTGGGCCAGTAGTCTGCCAGGAAATCTGGATGATTTCAAGGGCACCCTCAGGTAGGGAGTACGTGTTGATAGATGGTTGATAGTTTATTGTTGTCTCACCGACAGCGAACAAACTAGGATAAACGGAGCGAACCGTCTCATTGATCGCATCAGAGACAATCTTACGCGGGAACAAAGGTGACGACACCAGTCGTGAACCCGAAGCGTGGACAGCGGGGACAGTCCCACGGAACCCGCGACCATACGGCGGGATCGACAACGCACCCGTCTGGGTGTTCACATCATCAACCCAGATCAACTCGTCCACATCATCAACCCAGATCAACTCGTCATCAATCTCAATGACACCGCGACTCACCGCAGTCACATTGTTCACCACGATAGATGTTGCGGAAGCGGAAACCTCAGCAGTGTTGTAGGTTGCCAAGTCCTGCATCGTTGTGTACCCATGCAAGTGCATGAGTGTCTGGTCAACCAGTTGGCTAAACGTACTCATCAATCACTCGCATTCACAAAACGGGCAGTATTCTTATTAACGATCAGATTCGCCGGGGGGTCAGTATTTGCATCATACGGACGACCCAGGCTACGACTTGCAGTCTCAGCCTCACGTATCTTGTCAAGGCTCGTCCCTTCGGGTTGGATGCCGTTCGCACGGGCAGCCTTGTAAGCAGACAGGTCCTTCTTCGTACTTTCGTACATGCGTTGCAGAGGGCTGTTCATCACGGCAGTGACAGTGACGTTGGCTGCACGCAGGCACTCCGAATACGACCCGTGATCTTGGGTCTTGCAGCCACTTCTACAGGAACTCTGTGACAATGAGATCACCATATCCCGCCGCCACAACAGCGGCCTCTTCTTCATCGGACAACTCGTGACGACGACCGCCACCGAAATAGTAGTCAGCAAGTCTAATTTGCTCTTGGGCAAAGAAGTCACCTATCTGACCAACCCCAGATGTTATCAGCAAACTCTGCCCATTGTCAATGGGGTAACGCTCCAGCAGAACATGGTTCGTGAAAGCGTACTCCACAGTCGGTAGCACCAGCAGGCGAGGATTGGTGTAAATCGTCGCTGTGAGGGACGAGGAGGCCACAAGAGGGCGACCCTGTACTGGGTGACCAACAAGGGCTGTAAACGTCCCCACGACCTCCAGGGGCATGTTACGGGCAGTAGCGAACTGGACACGGGTAGACGTGGCCTCCAGGTTGGAGGAACCCACCACGATACTGGCAGCAGCAGCCGCGATATTCGCGGACACCGACAAAGTAAACTCGGCAGACATAGACGACGAAGCGAACAAAACGCCCACACCATCAGCAGTCACAGCCGACTCAGCCACCAGCGCAGCCTCAGCCAAAGCCGTGATGTTCGCTGCCGCTACAAGGTCCGACTCACCGGAGACATCAGCGGCACCGTCAAGCAACTGCGGGACACCCAGCAGTTGAACAATCGGTTCCGTTATGTCAAGCATTACGACAGGCTAAGAGTAATCGCACCCGACGCGAACTGAACCGTGTCACCCGAAGTAACCGTGCGAGAAGCCGTCAACGGGCCATACGCAAGACGCTTCGGAGAACCAGCATCATCATAAATCTCAATACCAACCACCGTACACGCAGGCATACCCGTGAACGAGATAGCGGCATTGTTGTCAATCGAACCACCCGACGCTGCATCAAACGCAATCGTCTGGCGAGCATACGAACCACCAGTCACCTCAGTGCCAGCAGCCGAATCGGAACCATTAGCGGTAACCAAAGCCAACTTGATCGGCGTGGTGACAGTGTACGAAGACGTACCCACCAGCGCATCAAGCAACTGATTCTCAATAATATCAGGGAGATTGTCAGCCACGCTGAATCCTTATCTATAGAAACTTCAAAACCATGTTGTAGTGGGAGGCCACACCCGCAATATGATGCGGCCCCCCACACCATCAACTAAGCGATGGACGAAGTTGACTCGATGCGGTACAGTGATTCCTCACGGTACCGTGCCCATCCCTGGAGGCTGTACCAGCCGACAGGACGGAAACGCATCAACTTGTCAATGACCGGGCCGATAACGACACCCGGCTCAACGGCAGTCGCCTCAGCGAGAGCCTGCTGACCAGCGATGATCGTGCGGTACACCTTCGCGGACGAGTCACCGTCATTAGCGGTGAACGCACGCGGAGTCTCCACCACGTATGCACCACCGTACACGCCCGTGACAGCATTCAAGATGTTGCCAACGTTCGGGTCAGTGTACTTACGGATATCTTCGAACGAGAGGGAGCCAGTCTCCGAACGGAGATCATGCGCAACCTCAGGGTGCATGTAGCAGGCGTACAGCATGCCCTCACGCGGGACAGCGTTAGCCGAACGCAACTTGGCGACAGCCTGACGGAGCAAACCACCGTCAATGTCGTCACCAGTCGCCACACCAGAAGTAGCGGTGTTGCCGGAACCGGCGTACAGAACGTTCGTGCCACCCACCAGAGTGGAGACAACGATACGGTCAATGCTGTCAGCCAGGTTGTAGGCGACGATGTTGGCGATAGCCGGATCAACGTCGCTGAACGCGAACTCGCCCAACTTGCGGGTGTTCAGCACGGTGTTGCCGTCCGGATCAACAGTCTCAGTGAGAGTGTTAGTCGCAGCGGCGAGGTCTTGGTACAGCGAGAACACCACAGAAGAACCCGGCATAGCCTGCTGCACAGGCCGCTTATCCGCAAGGTTGCGGAACAACGGCTGCGAACGCAGAGCGAACTCAACGTAACGGTCATAAGCGGCTTGTACCAAGCCAGCCATAGCAGAAGTGCCAGTGTAAGCGTTACTCATAGTAGTGTTTCACCTCCTTAGGTGAATAGTAGTTAATGTTACTTTTGCGAGGCTTAGTAAGCCTGCGGCCCCGTCGTAGACCCGAACAACAACTGGTTCAAAGCCTCCGGATTATCAGCACCAGCAATCAAACTGGCCAACTGATCGGGGTCATTAGTGAAAGGTTGACCGCTGCTCTGTGTTTCAGAAATACGGTTCAACGCAGCCAACTCAGGGTTAACCTGCTTCGGCTGTTCAGGCTCATCAGCCTCAGCAGCCTGGACACCGAACACGTCACCGTACTCAGCGATCCAAGCCTCCACCTCCTCAGAGGTGGTCGCATCCTTAGGGATGAAAGCCGCAATCTTCTCCGGCAAACCCTTCGATGCGAGAACGTCCTTGACGGAGCGTTCACGAAGCGACGATTGCATGCCATCCAACATCTCCGACAGTTCCTTCTTCTCAGCCTGCAACTTCTTGTAGGCTTTCCGAAGTTCCTTCATCGCATTACTGTCATTCGACGTTTCGATATCGTCGTCGTCCCACTCGTACTCAGACATAGTAACTCCCTTACTATTCATATAGGTGAATCGCTACCCACATCATCAACCGGGGAAGAAGATGATGGCTGTAACTACCGGACTTTTGCACCACCAGGGCCGGTCGGTCTGGTTGGGGTTTAGGGGAACCACATCAACATGTGAGAGGTGGTTCCTTGTGGACGTGCCAGGAATTGCACCTGGGTTAGAAAAACACGGGGCCAGGGTTACTGGTAAACCGCGTTAATCTCTCACTTGTCACGCCCGTATTCAGTTATACGCTAGGACCACCAGCAAGGCTGCCAGTTGTGATACCGGAGCGACCAGAGAACCTAGCCCGTTCACGGGACTGCAACGTGCGGACACGTTCACGGGCCTCACGGTCAAGGTTCAAAGCAGACAACGCGGAAGTTTCCGCACTCAACTCACCCTGCTCAATCTCAGCCAATCGTTGCGTGGAACGCTGAATGTCAGCGATCTCCGTAAGTTGCGGCTCAATCTGAGTACCCTGAAGATTACGTTCACCACCCAGGAACTCACCGATACGCTCCGACACGCCAGCACCGAACTCTAGGCCAGCACGCTGAGCGTAGCCACCAACGATAGCAGCGTTAGCGCGACGCTGAATTTGAGTCATGGTGTTCTCGGGGTCAAGAACATACTGCGTCAACATAGAAGGATCAATGTTGTAGAAACGTTGCAGGCTATCCCGAACCTCTTGTGGTGTCTCCGCAACAACACGCTGAGCATCCGTCACACGATCCCGAACCTCATCCACAGACAGGGAAAAGTCGCCTACGATACGTGCGATAGCGTCATACTCTGCTTGCGAACCAGCAGTACCCAGATAGTCACGCACCCCGGCCTCACGGAACACCTGCCGGTAATCCCGCTCC